GTCGTTTACAATTTCTGACCATTGGGCGTCGGTGGTTAGTCCTTCTATCAAAATTTCATTTTCATTTAATTCAATAGGAATATAAGTTAATCGTTTTGCTAAATCGTCGTAATGAATCGAGCCGTCGGGCATTTCATACAATACGCCGCGCCCTGATTGGGCAGCTTCTTGCGCCAGACTTAAAGCGTTTGTTATACCGTCTGCATATGCGGTTAATTCGAATAAACCAGGCTGGTCTATGTCTGTAGCTAAATTTGTTACTAAATCTACTGGTATACCTTCATATGATGACCAACTACCTTCGGGCAATAAATCCCACGGAGTATTTGATAATTCAGCCCATGTAGTAACAAAAGCTTCATAACAAATATTGTAAATTCTATCACCTTCAAATTGTTTAGGATAATTGTCTACCCCAGCTTGCCTTTTATTCAAAGCTGCTAAAACAGATAAACCTGTAATGCTGTAAATTGCATAGCCACCGATAGAACCAAATCCACCTAGTTTTATCTGTATGTCTGAAATAACGCCTGTAAACATACGCTTAGTACCTATTACAGCTGCGTCTACGTCAATTGTTATTGGGTCGCTTAAATTAACATTTAAAGCGTAATCCGTGTCTGCCCATAATTCTAAGCTAGCGTAGCCTGGCTGCGGCTGCGAAAAAATGTCGTTACGCCCGAAATTAAGACTAATGCGGTTTATAACCGTATCGCTTGGAATAACTACGCCGTTAATAGTTATAACTGGGTTAGGGTCGTAATTTGTCACAGGTTCGCGCCTGCAAAATTAACCGCGCCTGTACGCCTTGCGCTACTTTGTAATAAGCGTTCGATACTTCGGCGGGCGCTTTCGCCGTCTATTACGCCGTTAAAGATAAAGGTATTACCCGAAGCGCCTGGGTCTTTTCGTATGCTTCCCGACCCCGAAGGTACAAAGATTTCGCTGCCAAATTCACCCACGCGGTAAGCTTGTCCACCCATTACAGAACCGCCTGCAGCCTTGCCTGGTATTCTGCCTAACTTGTTTGTAGGGCTTACTAAATTAGGGTCGAAATTACCACCAAGGGTTCTTACAAATTCAAAAGCAGTTCTTCCTGCAGCAAAAGCTTTAGCAACTGCGTTAATTCCGCCCGCTACATTGTTTAAAGCTGTGGCAAATTCCGTCATAGTGTCGGTGGCTGGGTTGCCGTCTTCCACAATAACCCCGAATAAATTACCGAAAGCGTCGGAAAGGTTTTTAAGGCTACGTCCTAGACTGCCTTCTCCGCCGTCTCCTACATCACCCTTAAGCTCTCTGGCTCTGGCACTTAACCCGTCTGGGTCTTCACCGCTGAAGGCTTTAGACACCTTCATAATGCTGTCTAGTAGGTTCTTTAATACGGGTATAAGTTTTACGCCCACACCTTCTTGAAGCTCTGCAAAAGTTTCTTTAAGAATGGCTAGCTTGCCTTGTAAAGTTTCGGTATTCGCTTTCGCCGAACCACCAAATAACTTTGTAAGCTCTGCAGCTGCGGCGTCAAAGTCCTTGGTTTTAATTATGTTTTCATCTAGCGGAATACCTAAGCGGGTTAATGCTCCAATGTTTCCGTTATAGGCTTTTGCTAATCCAAGGCTGACCGTCTCTAGGTCTTTACCTGTAGCCGCGCTAATGTCTATAGCAAGGTTATTTAATTGCTGGGCTTTAGTTACGTCGCCAGTTGCTCGGGCTAAGGTTGCTAAAGCTGGGCGTAGCTTTGTATCGGCAATACCAAAGGCTAACTGTTGCTTACTAATATACTTTTCGGTGCTGGCTATCTGGTCGTCTGTTGCGCCTGTTGTATTTTGTAAAGCTTTAGCTAGTTTCTTTTGGCTTAGCTCATCTTCGGCAGCGCCCTTTACAGCGTCTACGCCTAGCTTTACAGCCATAAGCGCAGCTGCAGCCCCTACCGCTGCTAAAGCTCCAGCTGCTATTTTGCCGTATTTTGAAACCTTGCCGCCGAAGCCCTGGGCATCTCTGCCCGCTTTGTCTAGCCCTTTACCAAATTTATCTACGTCCGCTAAAAGGTTGAGTTTGAGGGTTCTTTGTGTAGCCATTAAATAGACCCTTTCGTCCAGTTAGCCAAAACATTATCTACAGCTTCATGCCATTCTTTAGTAATCTTAGGCTGCGCTAGGCGTAAAGTTGGGTAAATCCAATAGCCTTCGTTACCCTGTCCGCGTTTAGGGCTGCGGTATGGGAAGCGACGACCACCGTTAGGAAATTGTCCATTTACACTTGTTGGGTCTGCTCCAAATTCCGAACCGATAAGTACGTCGCCTGACACCGCGCCGCCGCTAAACTTAACCCGCGAACCGCCGATAGTAACGCTAGGTACGCGGTCTTTATTAGCCCTGGTAGTTTGGGCTACCCTTTGAGCTTGCTTATACATAGGCGCGTAAGAAGCTGCCGTTTTAATGTCTTCGGCTACCCAGCCTGCAATACCTTTAACTTTTTCTTTAAGCTGGTTTTTGCTTTCCTTATCCATTTCGTTAAGCGTTTTGAGTAAAGCGCGAATTTCTGGGGTAATGTCCATTCGTACTTTTATGGTTTGCTTTTCAGCCATTACTTCCCGTTCCTTTCCGCTATTAGTTCATAAGCCGTGTGTACGTCCGTAAGCGACCACTTAAACAAGTCTTCTAGCGGTATGCCTGTATTAACGGCTAGCGCTATTAGTTCTCGCTGGACGCTTCCGCGCCCGTGGCTTTTGGGTCTTCGCTCAATACGTCAAAGGTTTCAAATTCATTTAAAACCCAAGCTTTATGAGATTTTATTTCTGTCTTTTTTTCTATCACAGCTGCCTTAAATAAAAGACTTGTAATAATGTCCAAAGACCCTTCTGCCATTTTTGCCCCTGCCTGTTGCATAGTTAGACCAGTTTCCCGTTCTAGTTCTATCCAAAGCCAAGCGCTGTCGTCGCTCACTATGTACTTGTTACCCTGTTGGGTAGTTACTTCGTATTTCATTTAATGCCCTGTTCTGCTAGTTATGCGCGGGTTACGCTGCCGTCTTCGACTACGAAACTTAAAGAAGTGCTTAGCACGTCTGTAGCTGCGCCGCCTACTGTTGGGAATACTGGGAATACGTTACCAGTAAAAGTGTCGCCGTTTACATCAAAACTAAAAGCTAATGAAGTGTCAGGTGAATTTTTAGCCGCGTCCCATAGCGCCGAAATAATACCAGCGCTTGCGCTGTCGTCCAGGTAAAGCTCGACGTTTAGGGTAGCAGTCTTGTCTACTGTTTTGTAAGCGCGTCCACTAAGTACTTCTAGCACCTGCTGGTTATTTTCCATTTCCAGAGTTACGGTACTAGCTTGGTCGGCATAAGATACCGAATTTATAGTCAGGGTTAAAGCGCGCCCCGTAATGTATGTTGCTGGCATTTTGTTGCCTTCCTTTGTTGTTGTTAGGTGTTTGTTACTAACTCAATGGTAAGCGAGCTAGTAAGCATTTGTTGTCCCGTAATTTCTTGTATTTGTGGTTGAGACCAGCCATTAACTATTGCGGTATTTAGTGGTAACAAGCTAAACACGGATAGGGCTAGGGCTTCGATATTGGCTAAGGCTGCCTGGTTATCTGCCGCGCCTACTACCGCCGTAAGTTCAAACCGCACGTTAATACGGTTAGTACTAGCGCCTATGCTGGCGGGCGTTAGATACGGGCTAGCAGGCACTAGGACTAACGCAGGCGGCGTTATCTGTTCGCGGGGAAAAGCATAGACTACGCGACCTGCGGCGCTTAGGCTGCTCGCTAGGCTGTTACGAAGGGTAACTAGGTCTGCCATTACCCGACCATGCTGTTAGTGTCTACATCTTTACCCAAAAGTCCCATAATTCTTTGAAGCATGGAGCGACCTAAACGGTAAGGAGCAGGGGCAAAATCTACGCCTTGTTGTCCCATAGTTCCCTTGCGGGTTTCCCAAATGTCCACAGCTAGGGCTAAACAGGCTTCTCTTACGCTGTCGTTAGCATCATAAAGCGCAGCTTGTGAAGTTAGCACCGCGCTACCGTATGGGCGTTGGGGTGTCTCTACTACGTTAGCGGCTGTTATTGCTACCTTGAAACTGTCCGCTTTATGTTCGGTTACCGTGCGCGAACCGTTAAAAGTATTTCCGCAACCTGAAACTGTAAGCGCTGAACCTACTACAAAGTCATGTGGTTCGGCTGTGTAAAAAGTCGCTACGTTATTTTCTAGCTTTACGCTAACAATGCTTGAGCGGTTAAAGTCTAGGTAACTTAAAATAATGCTACTAGCGGCATCTGCCACTTGTTGGACTTCTGCGTCTGGATAGATTGAACCAATACCAAGTACAGACTTTAATTCTGTAATGTCAATAATTGCCATTGGTTAAACCTCTCTTGTTGGGGTGTGTGGGGGGCACAGGGCAGCACCCCCCACACGATTATTCTTTAGGACTGCTGGTAAACCCGAACACCTAAAGGCTTCTTTACAGCGATTGCGCCGTAACCGTATACGGATACTTCGATTTCGCCTGAACCAATTACGTCTACACGAACTTGACGTACTGGGGATTCGTACCAAGTTGCAGCTTCTGGCGCTACCAAAATCATGCCTTCGTCTGCGCCTGCGCCAATGTGTGGGTCTACATACAAGTTAGTGCCCAAAATTGAACCTACGATTGAAGTTCCATTTACAGCGCCAGGTGCGTTTTGTGGTGCGGCGGCGGTGTAAAGCGGGCGCTTGTTGTCGTCTTGGTAACCCATGATTGCAGCCCAGTTAGTGCTGTTAGCTACAAGGTTGCGGGCAAAATTGCCTGAACCTGAATAAGCTGCAGCGCTTTCTGTTGCGATAAATGACTGCAAACCTGAAGCTGTTCCTGCTACTGCGGTTGCATCTGTTCCACCTGAAAGAAGCGCGGATACTACGGCTAAATCTGTTGCCTTAGCGTAGGCTGTAGACATTTCGCGCAGAAGCTCGGTTAGAAATTCTGGGCTTGAACGGTCAATAAGTTCCCAGCTCACGCGGCTAGCGCCAGCGAACTTGTTTACGTTTACAGTCATGTAGTCCGAAGTCATAGCTGTACCGAAAGGTGAGTCGCCTTCGTTTACGTCTGCAACTGTTGGGGCTGTAGTTAGCTTTGGAATTGTGAAAGACATTCCCGAAGCTGGTAGCGCTCCGCCTGAAATAGCGTCAATTGTTGGACGTCCAGCAATTGTTGTAGAAATGAATTCCTGTAAATGTGGTGCAAGTGTTAGACCAGTATTGGTTGTAGTGCTTTCGTCCGCAGCGCGAACATACTGGCGGCTGTCGTCGTTACCCATAGCAGCTTTAATTGCGTGCTCTAGGTAAGAAGTGCCGTTTACGATTGGGCTTCGTGGTGCTGTGCGAATTGGAGCGGCAGCCTGAATAACTGCGGGTGCAGCTACTTCCTCTGCGGCTTCAACTACGGTTTCTTCGTTTTCCATGGTTGTTTCCTTTTGGTTTTCCTCAGCGGCTGCTTCGGTGGTTTCTGGGGTTTCGTCGTCTTCGGTTGCGGCGACTTCTACAATGTTGGCATCTTTAAAGGCTGGGTTAGTAACGTGAGCTACTGCGGTTAAAGTTGCTTTGCTGACTTTCATTACACCCTTGTCTATGGTGTATTCGTCCGCGCTTGCTTCAATTGAGAAGCTAGGGCGTAAGCCTTCTGCAGCTTCGATAAGCGCATCTGTTCCCGCTGTAGTTGGGGCAATTTTAAAAGCCATGTTAATACCAGCTGGGGTTACTTCTTCGCTTCCTGCAATACCGCGCCCTAAGACATTGGTAGAAACGTGTTCGCGGTTAAGAATAATGTTTTCGGCTTTAATGTCTGTAAAAGCGCCGAATTCAAAAGCAACCGCACCCGCTGAAGTATTGCCAACCTTGCCAAAAGGTACGACCATACCGCGAATAGTACGGGTCTCAATTTCTGCGGCTAGTATCTTGCCGTCAAAGTTAATTTTCATTTGTTTCTGTTCCTCTCGGGGCTAGCCCTTCCATGGCTCTAGCTTCGTCTATGTCAATTAGTCCAAGCTCTAACATTCGCC